ATCAATGAACTGAAAAACAAGAAGAGTGATTTGCAGGAGCGGTTTAATCTGCTCAAAGAACAGCATGACAAGTTGGAGACTGAACAGAAAAACCAAATGAAAGAAAAGAATCCGATCAGTGCGACCCAAAACAAAGAGGAAAAATTGATTGCGGCTAAGGCGGATCTAATCCGGTCCACTATTTTGGGTCGACCCATCTCTGATGAGGCGAAAAACGCATTGCAGGCTATTCCATCTCCGAATACTTCCGGTGGGGATAAGCTACTGCCGACTAATATGTCCAACACGCTGATTCATGAACCTTTCACCCGTAATCCGCTTCGCGGAGTCATCGGGATGAGTAACATCAAAGGTCTGGAGCTGCCAAAAATCGCCTATACCTTGGATGACGATGCCTTTATTACTGACGAAATGACAGCGAAGGAACTGGCACTTACTGGGGACAAGGTTTCCTTTGGGCGCTTTAAGTTCAAGGTGAAAGCCCGCATCTCCGACACGGTGCTCTATGGATCGGATACAAATCTGGTTGCGTATGTGGAAAATGCCCTTCGTTCTGGTCTGGCAGCCAAAGAAAAGAAAGTAGCATTTGCAGGTACATCTGCAGTCGGCGAAGAGCATATGAGCTTCTATTCTTCGCAGAATGCCATCACCGAGGTGGAGGGGGAAGACTTGTACGAAGCGATCACCAACGCGATTGCTGATCTGCACGAAGATTACCGCGAGATGGCACAGGTAGTTATGAAATACTCCGATTACGTGGCCATCTTGAAGACGCTTGCGAATAACAGTGCGACTTTGTTCAGCGCGCCCCCGGAAAGTGTCATCGGTAAACCGGTGGTCTTCAGTGACAGTGCTACACAACCGATTGTGGGTGACTTCAAATTTGCTCATCTGAACTACGATGGAGGTCTGGTTTATGATTCGGACAAAGACGTGGATAAAGGGGAGTATCTGTTTGTTCTGACAGGGTGGCTCGACCAGCATATTCTTCTGAAATCCGCTTTCCGTCGGGCGAAGGTGGTACCCGCCGTTTAAGGAGGCGGTTTCAATGTTAGACCTGACACTGGATGAGCTGAAAAACTTCTTGCGCATCGATGGGGGTGAGGACGATCCGCTCCTCACTCTTCTCATTGATGGAGCGAAGGAGTATCTGGACAATGCCGGTGTGGAGGAATCCGATAGTCGGTTGTACAAGCTGGCTGTCATGCTTTACGTCGGGTTGCACTACGAAAACCGAGACCCTAGTGTCAAAATGGAGAAATTTAGCTATTCGCTGGAGAGCATCATTCTTCAGCTGAAGAATTGAGGTGATGAGAATGGGTCGATATCCAGTAATCTCCGATTTCATGGATAAAGAGACCAAAAAGGTCTACCGAGCGGGTCAAGTCTATGAAACCTCCAACCGGAAGCGGGCGGAAGCGATCCGCCAGCGCGGCTTTATCGGGGATGAAATCGAGCCGGAGAAGACAGAGGAACCGACAGAAGAGAAATCGAAAACCGGCGGTAAACGGGGAAGGAAGAAATGAACCCGGCTGAATACAACCGCCGGATCACGTTCCAGGTAAATAATCCGATTGTGGATGAGGAAGGGAACCGGGATGACAATTGGCAACCGGTGCTGACTGTCTGGGCCGCCGTGGAACCGGTTTCCACCCGCTGGCGAGAGTTTTTCGCGGCTGCAGCCGTGCAGGCGGAAAGTTACGTTCGCTTTCGCATTCGTTACCGATCCGATATCACACCTGAAATGCAAGTGGTCTATGCCGGGCAGCCACATAACATCATTGTGGCAGAGGACCCGGATGGGAAGCGCCGCGAAATGCACGTGATGGCAAGGAAGGTGGTTCCCGGTGGCTAACATTCGTGTAACCGGCATCGACGAGATGCTCCGGCGGCTCCATCAGATCGGGAGCCAGGCGACGAAGATCGAAAATGAAGCACTAAGAGCCGGGGCGGAAGTGCTGAAGCGTACGATGGAGAAAAATGCTCCCGGACCGTCGCAAAAGCGCCGGCTGCATCTCATCCGCAACATTCAAATGAGCCGGGTGAAGTACAAGAAGGGGGAGAAAGTGATCGAAGTTGGCCCCGGGAAGGACGCTTTCTATGCGCATTTTCTGGAGTTTGGCACCACCAAAATGGCAGCCAGACCGTTTGTGGAACCATCCGTTTACGAGGCTGCGGAGGCGGTGGTGGGGAGAATCACGGCGGTGCTTCGGAGGGGGTTGCGGCTGTGATCAACCGGAAGCCGGATCTGGTCCGGGCTCTGCGGGATAATCCGGAGCTTATTTCCCTGTTGGGCGGGCCCCACATTCATCAGCTCAAGCGAGATCCCAACCAGTATCCAGCTATCACGTATTTTCAGTACAACCATGTTGATTCCGACTATGCCGAAGACCGGGAGACGGCCAGCTGGATCTTCTTTCAGATTGACATCTGGACGAAGAACGCATCTGATTTAAGCCCGATTGCGCAACAGGTGGATAAAAGCCTGAAAGCGTTGGGCTTTTTTCGTTTGTCGGTCATCGACATGTACGAGGACGATGTGCATGTGTTTCACACCGCGATGCGGTATCGCGGGAAATTTTTAATCGAGGAGGAATAAGCAAATGGCTATGAGCAACAGCGCACAGATTGGATTGAAAAACCTTCACGTGGCTAAACTTTTGACGGATACCAGCACAGGAACCACTTACGAGGCCCCGGTCAAGTTGGCACCCGCCGTCAACGCCTCGATCCCATCCGGCGGGGAGTCGGCAACCGACTATGGAGATGACGGCCCGACGGAAACCGCCTCTTCCTTTTCCAGCATTGAGGTGCAAATCGAAACGACACAACTAAATATTGCTCACCAGGCGTTACTGATGGGGTACCGGTATGAAAACGGCATGCTGATCAAAAGTGCCGATGCGGTGCCGCCGTATTTTGCGCTTGGATTTCAGTCCATGAAGGCGGACGGCTCGTACCTCTACATCTGGCTGTACAAAGGGCGTTTTCAGACACTGGAGCAACCGTTTCAAACCAAAGGGGAAAGCGTGGAGTTCCAACATCCCACCATCACCGCCACGTTCATTAAGCGGGATTCGGATGATTTGTGGCAGATCGCCGGGGATTCATCCGATGAAACCTTCTTGCTGGCGGACGAATGGTTTGATGCGGTGGTGGAACCGGGTCAGGTGCCGCAGGTGTAAAAATTGAGGGCCAACAGTGGCCCTCTTTTACTTTGAGGAGGGATGAAGATGTTAAAAATCGTGCTTCACATTAACGGTGAGAAAAAGGAATTTACGCAAGACTTCATTTCCGGGCGGATGTTTCGGAAAGCCGTTGATATGTCGGAAAAGCAAACTACCTATCTGCTTAAGGCCGAAAAGGCAGTGAAGAAAAATGAACAAATCAGCCGTGCCGATCAAAACAAACTGTTGGACGAGCTCTATCACTTTGTTTCGGAAGTGTTCGGAAATAAGTTTTCAGCCGAGGAGTACGAGGATGGAACCGATGCCCGGCAAATCGTCGACCAGTCGTGGGGGATAGTGCACCAAATCGTGTCACAGACCATGGACCCGATCCTATCCGCGGGGGAGGTTTCAGGTGAAAAAAAGGAGAGTTCGACCCCGGCCGCTTCATAAACGACCTATATGTCGGGCTGATGGCACAGGGGTTGAAGTTGCACGAGATTGACGCGATGGATATGCCCTTTTATATGCGGCTCCGAGCACATGAAATGAAGCAACAGAAAGCCAAAAAGACGGTCTATATCGATCAGCTGGGGATCTTTTAGGCGAGGAGGTGAAGGGATGGCGACACAGATTTTGGGCTCTATCCGGGGCGACGTATCGCTGAGTACTCAAAAATTCCAACAGGGCGTATCCACGATCAATCGCCAACTGCAATTGGTAAAATCCCAATTTGATGCAAGCGCAGCCAAGGCTCGGGCGTTTGGGAAAGAAGAGGACCGGTTGCGGGTGCAATCCCGGTCCTTGGCCCGTCAGATTGACCTTCAGCGCCAAAAGGTGGGTCTACTCGCAAGAGCCCACCAAGAATACGCTAGGAGACTGGGCACGGACGCTGCCGCAACCCAGCGGTTGGGGGTTCAGCTCAACCGGGCACGGGCGACGCTTGCTTCGATGGAAGGAACCCAACGTCGAGTCAATGCTCAAATGCGGCAAACTTCCCAACTAAGCCAACGGACCGGTGCTGCAATGCAACAGCTGGAGACCCGAACCCGGTTGGTGCAATCCCAATTCCAGGTGGCAGAGGCTAGAGCCAGAGCGTTTGGAACCGCTACGGATCGGTTGCGGGTGCAGCAGCAAGGGTTGGCCCAAAACATCGAGCTCCAGCGAAAGCGGGTCTCCCTTCTCTCCTTGGAATACAAGGAAGCGGCCAAACGGATGGGGCTACACGCTGCGGCAACAAAGCAGGCAGCCATCCGGCTGAATGAAGCCCGAGCGGCGATGGCCCGGATGCAAGGAGATTTGGCCCGCGTCAATACGCAGATGCGGCAACAAAGTTCGATCATGGCCCGTTTGGGCAAGAATTTCTCCAACATTCGCGGGATGGCGATGGATGCGAGTGTAGGAATTGGGATTTTCGGAGCCGCGTTCGGCTTGGCCGTAGGGTCGGCCTTTCGGGATTCGATGGCGTTTGAACAGGCGTTTGCTGGCGTGCGAAAAACGGTGGACGCAACCGAAGCGGAGTTTGCGGAGCTCCGGCAAGGCATCCGCAATATGGCTAAAGAGATGCCGCAGGCCCATGAGGAGATCGCACGGGTGGCAGAGGCGGCAGGACAGTTAGGGATTCAAAAGGACAGCATTCTGGGTTTCACGCGAACCATGGTGGATATGGGTGTGGCGACCAACCTGGGCAGTGATGACGCAGCCAAAGCCTTGGCACGGCTGGCGAATATCACCCAGATGAGCCAGAAGGATTTTGATCGGTTGGGTTCCACAGTGGTTGCATTGGGCAACAACCTAGCTACCACGGAAGCGGAAATCGTCGAAATGGGCCTGCGGATCGCGGGAGCCGGTCACCAGGTGGGAATGACCGAAGCACAGATTTTGTCCTTTGCGGGGGCGCTGTCCTCGGTGGGGGTTAAGGTGGAAGCTGGTGGTACGGCGATTAGTCGGGTGTTCCTGGAGATGGGGACCGCAGTAGACGCTGGTGGTAAAAAGTTAGATGCCTTTGCCAAAGTTGCCGGGATGTCAGCCGCGGATTTCCGGAAAGCATTTAAGAAAGATGCGGCAGAGGCGGTTCTTGTTTTTATCGAAGGGCTTGGAAAGATGCAAAAGAGCGGAAAAAATGTTGTTCCTACGCTGAAGGAGCTAAGCCTGAATGAGATCCGGGTCCGTGATTCTTTATTGCGTGCTGCAGGAGCGGGCGATTTGTTCCGGCGCTCTATTGAGTTGGGAACCAAAGCCTGGCAGGATAACACCGCCTTGACGAAGGAAGCTGAAGAGCGTTATAAGACGGCAGCCAGCCAGATGCAGATTTTCCGGAACCGCATCCGGGATATCAAGATCACGATGGCGGATGCACTCATGCCAGTATTGCTCCGGATGCTAAATGCGCTTGACCCGATGATAGACGGTATTGCGAAACTGGCTAAAGGCTTTGAGAAACTGGATGTTAGCACGAAAGATGCCGTTGTGGCGTTTGGTGCGGTAGCAGGTGGCATTGCCGTTGTAGGTGGGGCTCTAGCCGCATTAATTGCCTTGATTGGCGGGCCAGCGACGGTTGCCATTGCCGGGATCTCGATTGCTTTGGGGGCTTTTGCAGCTCTCTTTGTCAAGTGGGATGACCTCAAGAAGAAACATGAGGGCTTGATGAAAGCTTTAAGCTTCGTGTCTCCGGTTTTTGGCCTGATTGAGGGCATAAAGAAGGTACAAGATGTTTTCTCTGATGCGATCCCCGAAGTGGATCGGTTTGGGGATGCCGTTTCCGACAGTACGAAGGAGGCGTTGGGTGCTTACTTTGAGCTGGAGGAAGGGGCGATGTCCGCTTTGAAAACACTCTACTGGTCGGGAGATCGGGTAACCAAAGACACGGCAAGTACGATTGCTGGGAATTTTGATGAGATGGCCAATACCATTATTGAAGGCCTCAACAACAGACAGTCGGAGATTGCTCAGACATTAGGGTCTTGGATGGAAGCCGATGTTATTTTCCCAAACGAGCGGGAGAACGAGATTCTTGGAAAAATAACGGAGCATTATGATAAGCAGCGGAAAGAAGTACAAAAAGGCGAGGAACGAATTAGAGAGATTGTAGATACTGCGTCAGCTGAAAAGCGGCAAATTACTTCTGAGGAATATGCGGAAATAAGAAATATCATGTTGAAATGGCGCGGGCAAGCGGTTGAAAACCTTACAGCGTCAGAAAAAGAGCAAAAAGTGATATGGGAACGAATCCGTTCGAACAGTAGCGAAATTAGTGCTAGAGAAGCAGCTGAGATCGTAAAAAACAGTAAAAAGGCATACGAAGGAACCATGAAGGAGGCGAAAAAGACTCGAGATGATCGTATTGCCGAAGCCATTTTTCTGCGAGATGAACTGGGGATTATATCCGAAGAAGAAGCGGATCACATAATAGCACAAGCAAATCTGACCTATGATAAAACCGTGAATAAAGCGAAGGAGCGTCATGAAGCCATCGTTGCCGAGGCTCAAGCACAAGCGCAAGAACATATCAATACGGTGGATTGGGAAACTGGTGAAGTGCTTTCCAAATGGGAAGCGTTTTGGGCTGAACAAGATAGGAAATTCCTAGAAAGAAAAGAATGGTGGAACAATTTTTGGGCAGGATTAGGTGAGGATTTATCCCGAGAATGGGATCTCTATATAAGCGATACCACTGCACAAACAGAGGAATTTTGGGGAAATATTACACGGAAGTGGAATGAGGGCAAAGCGTGGTGGAGTTCATACTGGCAAACCTTTGAACTTGTTTTGAATGCGGCCTGGACTACCATGGTCAACACTATTACTTCCAAATGGAGTCAGATTCAAAATACAAGTGTACAGAAAGGGATCGAAATCGGAAGTTCGATTCGATCCAAGTGGGAAGAGATCAGAAGTAATACGGCAAATGCGTGGGAAAACATGCGTGGTCGTGTCAGCCAGAAGCTGAGTCAAATGCGGAGTGCTGTGAGTGGACGAATGGAAGAGATCCGGGGAGTTATTCGCTCAAAGTGGGAACGTGCTCAGAGCTACCTAAGGAATATTAATTTAGCACGAATCGGTGTAAGTATAATCCAGGGTTTAATTCGTGGCATGAATCAAAAAGTGGTTGATTTATATGCAAGAGCAAGAAGCATTGCCGATAAAGTTAAGACCACCATCCAGAGTGCTTTAGGAATCAACTCTCCAGCTCGAGTCATGATCCCACTTGGAAGAGGGATTGGAGAAGGGCTTGCACTTGGGATGCAGCGGGAACAACGCAATGTCCAAAAACAAGCTCAACGCATGGCACAAGCGGCCATCGCAGGAGTCGGAACAGCCGGTAGACTGGCAAAAACCTTCTCTAGAAGTGGGGGTGCACTCGGGAAGTATTTCCGAGTCGTGCTTGAAGATGGTGACTACCTGAACGATTGGCTTACACACATCCCGCGCGAAATGCGGAAGATGGTGCAAACGATCGGTGAGCTATCCACGGGGGATCTTTTCCCGGATGTCTATGATCGGGCGAAAACAAGATTAACCAACCCCACCAACATTACGCGTACGACAACGACAAATAAGTATTACAACATCTATGTGAAGGGCGGCGACAATCCCCGCTGGGCGGCCCAAGAAATCATTCGGCAATTGAAAAACATGGAAGCGTTGGAGGGGAGGTGAACAGATGACCATCACGAGGCGAATCGGCTTTGAGAACCTGATCCCCTTTCCCTCCTTGAACCGGGATGCGGATGGGAATGGGGTGGCAGATGGTTGGACGGCAATCACCAGCGCAAATGCCACATCCGAGCATTTTGTCGATGTCGAGGGTAGCCAAGCCATCAATATCCTCGAGTCGACGGGCCAAGCGTTCCCTGGGTGCCGAACCACTGATCGCATTCCAGTCGTTGCAGGTCGAACATACACCGTCTCTGCCGAGATGCGGGGAGAAGGGGCGTTAAGTAGCGGTTCCACCGGAACGGGGCCGCGCCTTCAAATCAAATGGTACGATTCCTCCGGAATTGCTATCGGGGATGTGTTCCAGCCAGTTCAATCGGTGCAACCCGACGTATACACCCGGACATCTGTTACTGGCACGGCGCCAGCCAACGCCACTTCCGCAGATGTCCGGATCATTTTTCGGGTGCAAGAAGCGGGGAAAATGGGGGCGGTGTGGTTTCGGAATGTACAACTACAGTCCGGATCGACGATGACGGACTATGAACCGAATGATTTTTTCACGGTTGTGAACGTCGCGCCGACTTACAGCAGCGGATGGTCGATAGCGGAAGTGGATGGGAACCGGGTATTTCGTTCCGAGTCTTTAGCCGCTGGCGCGACGTCGTGGTCCGGCGGTCAATTGAAGTTCGAAGTCCCCAAAGAAGCGGACGATGATTCGTCCATCCAACTACGAGTGGATACCTCTCGAATTTCATCCGGGGAACAACTATTGATTTTTGTAAATGGAACGCTGTTTCGAACCATCAACGGCGGAGCGATACCGTCTATCGTGGGTCTTACACCGTCACCACGCGGAACGGTGGTGATGACACTTCAGCATCGACGGCCTAGTGACGGAACATCCAACGGCCAATTCGTCACCATCGACAATGTGTCGGTGGAGTGGGCGGAAATCCTT